CAACTATACAAATCCCCCTCCCCGAGAAACCAGCTCGGTAACAAATTGAAGAGTACTGCATAGGTTGTTAACCGCGTACTAGACTCCCAGGTCCCTGAGTCGTTCTATATGCATAGTAACAAATCCTGGGTTCCTAAATCCACAGAATCTGCCACAGATACTCCTGTTGAAGTAGCTCCTATAATTCCTGAAAAGGCGAGGAACTTCGAAACAGAGTGGGAAGGCTTGGAGGCGCAAGAGCGGAGACAAGAAGCCGCAAGGAAAGCGTATTTCGCAAGCCAACCCAAGGATGTTGCTAAGCACAAGAAACTTAACAATGGAGGCAAAAGAAATGAGAATTCGGGACGGGAACGTCGATCTAAGGGAAAAGGTAGGACCACACAGGTCTATCCAAATGACCGACGCAAGGCCAGAGCATGGCCCAAAACGCAGAAGAAAAACGGAGCCACAGCGAGTGGTAGCGACACCGAAGAAGTCGAGTCCAGCTGTTCAGATGGTGAAAAAGAAGAACAAAGTTGGGCGTCTGAGGTCTCTGATGCGGACTCCAAACAATCCAAGAGTGATGGCGGTGCAAAAACACAAGAACGCCGTGGAGGACGCAAGAGCCCGGACAATTCCGCGAAAAATAAATCCCGTAGTGCCAGGTCTCGGCACGGCCAGAAAGTAACTGGCTCCAGCGCGATGACAGCAGCATTCCATGACATGGAATCTCAGACAGCTGCGCTTCGCGACACCGCACGAATGCTAGATAAACAGACTAAAGAAGAGTCAATCAAGGAACAGAAACTAGCAGCTGCAGCTGCGGAAAAAGCTGCAGAAAAAGAGCAGAAGGAAGCGGAACGTAGGGCCGCAGCCGTAGAACGTGACGCTACACGTAAACAAATAAACTATCATTACTACGAAGACGAACCTTACTCGCGATTATGGCTGAAGACCTTACCAATCGCGTTTGCTCTTTTCACCTTGACCTTCACATTGGCATCTGGTCCCAGACATGACGACAGTCACTCTGGGTTCGTGTTGTCAGTGTTGAAGAAGATGCTTGGCTTCACAGGATTAGGACCCCTTGTCACAGTATTATCCACTATATTGACGGTCATAGATTGGCTAGATCTAGAAACTTCCATTGTGTTTTCACTTTGGAATGCTTTGTATTTCTCATTTCTGTTGGATTTTACCTATTGCTGCATTGTTGGTAAGCGCCATTTTACATTCGGACGCACTTGCCATAATTACAAGTATCTTTGCACCTCATTAACCAGCCACCCAAATGTGGATCTGCGCCCCGATTCCAATGCCAGAGGAGATCTCAAGCATAAGGAGGCAGATTATTTCCTTTACACATACACAAAGTCGGTTGGACCCTTGTATTTCCGCTGTGAGCAGCGAGAGGCGTCCTATGAGGTTCTTGCCCAGTTGACAGGGCCCAGAATAATGAATTTGGCCACCACGGATGAGGTTGTTGTTGAGAAATTGACATCAGCCGCCGGAGCTTTGGACTCAGTCAACCATTCAAAATACTACGTTGGCGAGGGGGTGAACCTCGTCAGCAATACCTCCCAGCTGGCATACGGCTTTTATAGGCACTTCCGTAGGGATGCCGTAAAATTGCCTTTTGGGAAGGCCCCTCTCAACCACTGAGCGCTAGTCGTGTGTTGGAGTACGGTTACAATGTCGGAGAAGTCCCTCTCCCCGGCATTGGAGAGTTGAAGGAGGGCACTGTATTTAGAGCAGATACTGGGCAGGGTCCGCAAGGATTTAGGCAGCCAGAAGCTGTTTCTACAGGTGCGCACGTAAGGAGCGTGACACTCCCGAAACCAAATCGGAAAGACAACATATCGACTCGAGCAGGGGCCGCTAAGCGGTTTGCTCAGAAAACACCAATCCCAAATTGGGGACTCATTCGAAAGCTTCGTGAGTTTACCCGAGTTTGGGTCCGCCGCCATTTAGTTCCAATTGGCTCCGATGCGGACACGTCATTTGAGGCGTGGTTAGCTAACACTGACTACCCCGATTGGCGTAAGGACGAACTGAGAGAAATTCAATCAAAAGTACAATCTATAGAACATGTGCTCAAAAACACCAAATGGTGGAAGGTTAAATCGTTTGTGAAAGACGAGTGGTACATTGATTATAAGTTTCCCAGAATAATTAACGCCAGATGCGACGAATTTAAAGTTGTCGTGGGCCCGATCTTTAAGCTTATAGAGGAGCAGTTATACAAACATCCTGCCTTCATAAAGCACGTCCCCGTTTGTGATAGGCCAGCGTATATCACAGAACGTCTGCAAGGTTCAACTGGGGTGTATATTGCTACCGATTACACTTCATTTGAGGCACTATTTACGCGACATATGATGGAAGCAGTGGAGTTCGAACTCTACGATTACATGACAAGCATGCTTCCGGAAGGCCCGATGTTTAGAGAGCTTGTCCACAAAGTATTGGGGGGAACCAATTTCTGTTGTTTTCGCGACTTCGTTGTAGAGCTAGCAGCTACACGGATGAGTGGAGAGATGTGCACTTCCTTGGGTAACGGATTTTCGAATTTGATATTCATGGAATTTGTGTGTTCACTTAAATCGTCTACGGTGATAGGCGTAGTGGAAGGAGACGACGGTCTCTTTCATGTTGTGGGTGTTCCGCCCACGGCTGAGGATTTCGCGGCCATTGGCCTCGTTATCAAGCTGGAGATACATACCGAGATCTCTACAGCAAGCTTCTGCGGTATTGTCTTTGATCCTGAAGACAAAATCAACGTAGCCGACCCTAGGAAGATTCTAGCTACCTTCGGTTGGGCATCTGCAGTCTATGCAAAGGCCAGGCGGTCGCGCCTTCATGCCTTGCTCAGATGTAAAGCACTCAGTTTAGCACATCAGTATCCTGGAATGCCTATTGTACAGGCTCTATCGCAGTATGGTCTACGGGCCACACGTGGTCAGAGTTTGGAGTGGGCTGCCAAGACACTTAAAAACAACGCATCCACGCGCTGGCAGTCGCGTGGGTTCGAAGAAATGATTCGGAAACCCATCCCAGTCAGAGAGGTTGGTCTTAGAACCAGAATCCTTGTTGAGCGGCTATATGGAATAAGCCCAAGTATACAAGTTGAGATAGAAAAATACCTAGATGGTCTTAACGGCGTCCAGGAGTTGGATCACGAGCTAATCCGGTTCGTCATGCCGTCTGTGTGGCTACGCCATTCGGCAAAGTACGTCCTTTCTGTCCCTCTCGCCCG